CTGAGCCGGTCGGGAGGGCGAGCGGGAGGATCGGCATCAGTAGACCGAAAACGACGTAGATTCGCCGGAGCGGCCCGGCGCCTTGGCGCGGCGCAGCATCACTAGCAACTGCTCCTCCATCGCCTTTCGCTGGGGCATTGGGTTGTCACGGCCGAACGAGTGCATGACCTCGTTTTCCATGAGGTCCACAAGCGGCTGGAACACCTGCAGCGGGATTTCCTCGGCGCTGCGCGTCGTGTTCGCCCACCAGACAAGGCCACGGTCGCGCCACTCGGCCAGCTTCCAGTCGTAGCGCTCCTCGATCAGCGCGGCCTCGTCCGGGTCAACGGACTGCCCGACGCCAACCTCGTTCATCTGCTCGAGCACCGCCGCGCTAAGCTGCGCCTTGGTCTTGAACGTCGCCATCCGTCTCTACCTTGCGTGGGCGGCCGGGGCCGCGCTTCACCTCGAAGTGATGGTTGCCGGAGAGCTTGCGCTTGGCGCTCTCGTCCAGATCGGAAACGTCGGTCTCGATGCCGCGGAAGAAATCGCGGTCGAACATGGTGCAGACCTTCGTTTCGTCGTCGGGGCCGCTGCCGATAAACGTGACCTTCATCATTGCCTCATGTGCTGGGCGGGACCGAAGCCCCGCCCGGTTGTCGTCAGCCGCGAGCCAGGGGCACGCCGAGAAGCGTGGCCGTGACACTGCCTGCCGCGAACGTCGCGGCGGCCACGTTGACTTCGAGCTGGATCTTGGTCGGATAGGCGAACCACAGCGGCGTCGGGAGCACGATCGGGCGAAAGTTCGAGCCCGCCGGCATCAGATCGGTGATCGCGTCACCGCTCCACACACCGAAGTTGCCGAGGCCGGTTGCCGAGGCAGTATAGCCGCTGTCGGTGTACGTCGTGCCCCATGGCGCCACGATAGACGCCTCAGCCGAAGAGCCGTTGGCGGCCCACCCGAGGTCCATGTCAAGAGCCTCGGGGCCCGTGTCCATGTCCCCGGCAGCAACCCAGCCGCCAAGACAGAGCCAGCCGCCCGGCGTCTTGGCCAGCTCGAAGATGTCGCCATCCTCCACGTTGGCCGCGATGCTGTAGGAGCCGAACACGGGAAGCACGAGCGTGGCCGAGCCGGGCCCCTGCGGGGGGAACGTGGTCGCCGCGCGGGCGCCGGTGAGAGTTTCCGCTGCCATTTAGGTCAGTCCTTGATGAGATCGAGAGCAAGGGAGGGCGGGCGTTGAGCCCGCCCGCGTCATCAGGTGTCAGCCGAGGCCGAGAAGTAGGCCGTCACGATGCCGAAATCCTTCTGCGTCGTGCCCATGTTGCCGCTGGCGTTGTTGGCCCAGCGGACCTTCTCGATGCCGTGCGCCATCTCGATGCCGACGCCGGAGAAGTAGCCGTAGTCGTCCTCCTTCTTGGAGGTCGGCGTCGGCATCTCCTTGTTGACGTAGGCGATCGCCTGGCAGCCGCAGAGGAAGTTCACGCCCACGTCCGACGACGAATTGCCGACGCCGACAAGCGTGGTCTCGGTGTTGACCGACGACGAGAACTTGGCCACCTCGAACTCGGGGATCTCGCGGAAGATGATGCCATCATAGATGATGTCACCGTCCTGGAAGATCGGGTTGGCGTTTACGTCGCGCGGGCGCGCGTCGCGGTTCGCCGCGGCGATCGTCGTGTCCTTCTTGAGATCGCGGAAGCAGCGCGGGTGCGTCATCATCACGAAGTATTCGCGGCCCTGCGTGCCGGTCTTGAATGGACGGATTCGCGGGTAGGCCATGCGAGCCCGACGCTTCAGGAGATGCACTGACGCTGCCGTCAGCTTGTCGTTGGTCGTGTCGATGTTGGCCAGCGCCGCCGAATGGTCGTTGGCCGAATGGTTCGAGATCGCGTTGCCGAACAGCACGCGATCCGTATTGGCCGCAAGCCACGCATCCTTCGTCGCCTCGGACGCGTCGGTGTAGTTGGTCGTTCCCATCTTGTGGAACGCCTCGATGATCTGATACTTGATCTTTTCCGACGCCCAGGAGCGCAGCAGCGGGCGCTTGGCGGCCAGCAGGTTGTTCGCCGACTTCTCCCGCTCCTTCTTGCTCGTCTCGACGGCGTGGCGGTAGAACTCCCACGACACGTCAAAGTAGTACTGATCGAGCGCTTCCTCGTTGCCGCTGAGGCGGGTATTGCCGCTCACGCCCTCGCTCTGGAGGTCGAGCAGCAGAGGAATACGGATCGTATAGCCGTCAGAGCGCAGGTCGTTCTTGACGTGGATGATGTCCATCTCCGACGTGCCCATGTACGGGGCAAAGCCGGACTCGCGGACATACGACTTCATGAAGTCCCGCTGCCATTTGGTCAGCTCGAGACCGGAAAGAACGGTGGTTTCCATTTAGGTTGGTTCCCGTGATGGCTGATTAGCCGCCGGGACGCGCGAACACGGAATCGGCGGCGGTCTGCGGATCGAGATGCCCCCCCTGGCGCCCTGTCGGCGTGCCGTTCGCCAGCGTTCCGGGGAACGTCGGCCGCGGCTGTCCGCCACCGGCTTTGAGTTCGGCCAGCACCTTCTGGCGCTCCTCCTCACGGATGCGCTTCTCGTAGCTGTCCACGTCACTGCCGATGCGGGTCAAAGCCTCCTGACGCTTGTAGGCGTCGATCAGCTCGCCGTAGGGATCGCGGGCGTTGAGGAAGAAATGCTGTGCCGCGCCGGTCTGGATCGCCCACTGCTGGGCTTTCTGGACCAGATCATCGCCGAACTGGCGACGCGCCCAGACCTCGCTCATGTTGGCGATCTGGTCGCGGACCTGAAGCTGCATTGCCTCCTGCTGCCGCTGGATCTGCGTCTGCTGGAACCGTGCCCACCCTTCCGGGTCGGCATAGGGGTCCGGCATCGCCTCCTGCTGCGGCTGCGCCTGCTGAGGGGGGCGTTGGTACATCTGCTGAAACGCCTGCATCTGGCCTTGTAGGGCCGCCAACTGGCGCTCGGCCTCTTGTCGCTTCTGACGCTCACTCTGAAGCTCAGGCAGCGGGATCAGGCGCGGCTGTTGCTGGGGCGGCGTCTCGGGCTGCGAGGCTTGCGGCGGCGGCTCCGGCTGTGCCGGCTCTGCCTGCTGCGGCTCGTCCACGGGCTGGTTATGGACGGACGTGAACCGTCCGGCCTCGTCCCGCGGCTGGGCTGCCTCCGGTGCGACGGGCTCCGCACCGCTGTCGTGGCTGTCCTCAACGTCGTCGCGTGCGAACACGCTGTCGAAGCCCTCATCGGGCCTGCCAGTATCAGTCTGCATGTTTCCTGCTGTCCGCTTTATCGTAGCTGGTCACGGGATCGTCGCTTTACGCCCGACGTGGCGAGGTCGCGGGATTACGCGCCCGCAATCGCGAGGAACGCCGGTTGAGCCGGCGAGGCTACGCACGTGGTCTGCTTACTGGTCCTTGCGATACCCGTCGGCATCGCGAAGCTTGTCGATGATGTCCTGATCGCGCCCGACGACACGGGCGGGGCGGGTCTCGCCGGTCCTGGCATCCGTCAACGAGATGCCGTCCAGCGCCTTGCGCGTCTCCGTGGCGCCGTCCGCGCCGTAGCGGATCCACTGGTAGATTTCCTCGGCGCGGGTCATGAGCGCGTCACCCGACAGCCCTTCCTGGCGAGCGGCCTCCAGCGCCTTGAGCCTCAATTCCTCATGCAACATCACGCGGCTTCCTTTTCCTTGGCCGACTTGGCCTTGTGCTAGAGCATCTTCCGGTCGTGCTCGGCCTGGCGGTCCATGCGCTCGAGCTCCATCCGATGCTTCTCCTGCTCGAACTGGAGGCGCGTTCGGTCGGCGTCAAGCTCCATGATCTTGAGGTTGCGCTGTGTTTCGGCCTCAAGCTGTTTCTGCTCGAGGTCGAGCTGCTTGAGCTGGAAGTCGGCGCCCTTCAACTGCATGTCCGCCTGGAACTTCATCTGATCCTGCTGCGCCTTGGCCTGCATCTGCTGCATTTGCGCCTCGGCCTTGATCTGCTCCGGCGGCGGGCCTTGCGGCTGCGTGGCCTGCATCGCCTCGTCGATCATCTTGAGCAGGCGATCCTTGTTGTTCACGTTAGACAGCTCGATGAGCAGCTTGCCCGCCGGCGAGAATGCCGCCTCGCCCATGCTCGAGAAGTGCTGCATCAGCTCCTCGTTCATGACGATGGTGTCGGGGCCTTCATCGAGGATGATGTCCACGTCGATCTGCGCGACCACGTTCTGAGCCATGATCTGGCCCGTCATCGGGTCCATCTCGTACTGGTTCATGCCGACGAACTGCACCGCGTTCTGGTCGTCCGTGATGCGTATCCACTTCTCACCCTGCCAGGCCTGACGGATGCGGCTCCACATCTTGCGATAGCAGCGGAGCTTCCAGTCGCGCTGGCGCTCGAATACCGGCGAAAGCTCGGTCATGCCGCTGTCGCGCTGAGCCAGAAGCGCGCGGCCCGATGCACCGTCAACGCCTTCGCCCTGACCGACCAGCCCAGGGTTCGGGCCGTAGTTTTCCATCTCGGACAGCGCCATCGAATGCCGCTCGGCCTCGCCGCGCATCTCGACGGTATCGTCAACAAGGCCGATGTCCTCGCCCCATTTCGTATGGGCGGCGATCTTGATCTTGCCGTCCGGGCGAGCGATCGACTGCGAGAACTCGTCCACATCGTCAACCGCGCCTTCCTTGTAGAAGAACTGGCGGGTGCTCAGGCGATGCAGGAACTTGGAGGCGCTGTAATTGATCTCGTCCTGAATGCTCTTGAGCGTGCGGACGAGGCCGTAGCGGTCGCCGCGCTCATCGACGTAGGGCGACCACGCTTCATAGGGGCAATCGGGCGTGTTCTTCTCGCCGGTGTAGGGCGACCAGCCCTTTTCGAGCTCCACCTCGCCCGTGAAGAAACAGAAGTACCAGCCGAAGCCCTGCATGTGCGGCGCGAGGCTGCGCTGCTCCCAGAACTCGACCACGCGGACGCGCCGGCCCTCGAAGTCGCCCCACTGCTCCTGACGATCGTGCTCGATGATGGCCGACGACGTTCCCGCCTCGGCGTCCATCATGCTTTCGAGCGCTTCGGCCGCATGGCCCCACCGCTCCTTGGCCTCGTCGATGTCGAACCAGAGATGCAGGCCCAGGTAGCGGGCATCGCTTAAATCAGGCTGGATCGATCGCGGGTCATAGAAGAAGCGATCGACCGGGACGTGACGGATGGCCGGATCGCTGCCCTCGATGCCGATGAACGCCACACCGATGCCGCTCACCAGAGCGTCGTGCATCACGTCGGACGAGATTTTTTCCCAGCGGCTCTGGTCGCAGACGTAGCGCAGACCGGCCGTGGCCACGTCGGCGTCCTTCTCGTGCTGCGGCGTCCGCGGGTAGGCCTTCGGGTCACGACGCAGGCGCTGCTCGGTGCCAACGAGAAAGTCGATCTTGCGCTTGATGCGGTTGCGCACCGTCGCCTGCTGGCCGCGGCGTTTCAGGCGCTCGACTTCGATGTCTGTCCACTGCTTGTCGTGGTAATACTTCCGCGCCTCGCGGGCTTCCTCCTGCTCCTGCCGCTTGTTGGTCTCGTAGGCACGAAACCAGCGGCGCTTGCGGTGGAGGCCGGGCTCGTCCTTCTTGTCGGCGACAGAGCCGGTCACGGCGTACGACTGCACTTAGACCCTCCAGCTCTGTTCGCTTGACTGGCTTGCACGGCGATAGCCGTCCGATGGCGTCTTCTTGACCTGCGGCGCCTTGCGCACCCAAGGACGCGACATGCAGGCATAGCGCCACTCATCGCCGGCGTGGTCTTCGCCGTCCGAGTCGATATCCTCGGGTCTGTCCTTGTCGTGCTGCAGGGCTGGGATCGTCCTGATGCTGTCATGGCACGTCGAGAACGTGACCAGCATGGGGTGCCCATCCTCATCGCCAACGAGCCTGCCGCGCATCTGGTCCCAGCCACCCATGGCGCCGCGCTGAGACACGCGCGCATTGTCAGCCGGTCGGAACGTGACCTTCTCTCGCGCCATGGCCTGAGCAATCGACTCGCCGCCGTCTTCTGCGAACGCTGCCGGGTCGAGCACGCGATAGCTGAGCTTCACTGTGTCATTGACCTCGCGTTCCTTGATGCCGCGCGCCACAGCGTCGGCGTG